TAGATAATGTGGATGCTGAGGAAATTGAAACATTTTTAGAAGCAAGAGGTAAGGATGGTGCATCATTTTCATGGCAAGCACCTGATGAATCTTCTGCTCTTCAATGGATTTGCAGAAGTTTTAGTAAGGAAGTGTTTTCTTTTGACCGTAATCGTATTACAGCAACATTTGAACAGGTTTTTGAACCATAATGGCAGTACCAGTTTCAGCCTTACAGGAAATAAATCCTGGAGCAATAATTGAATTATTTGAATTACAGACAAGTACAACTCTGCATGGATCTGATACTATTTATAGATTTCATAATGGATCTAATACTAATTCCAATGGTTCTCTTATCTGGAAGGGTAATGAATATCAAAGTTTTCCTATAAAATGTGACGGTTTTGAGTTTCAAGGTACAGGAAGTTTACCTAGACCTACGGTGATTATTAGTAATATTTTTGGAACGATTACTGCGATTATGCAAAATGTAAACGATACAACTGTTGGTAATGATTTAAACGGTACAAAATTAGTAAGAATCAGAACTTTAGCTCGTTTTATAGATGCTGTTAATTTTCCTGGTAATACAAACCCACATGGTACACCCGATCCAACAGCAGAATTTCCTCAAGAAATTTATTTTTTAGATAGAAAAGTTTCAGAAAATAGAGAAATTGTTCAGTGGGAAGCTCAGTCTGCTCTTGATTTAGTAAATGTAAAGTTACCTGGAAGAATTGCAACAAGAGAAATATTCCCAGGAATCGGTACGTTTGTAGGATGAGTTGGAAAGATGTCGCGATAAAACATGCTATAAGTGAATCACCTTATGAAAGTTGCGGTGTCGTAATAATAAATAAGGGTAAAGAAAAATATTATCATTGTAAAAATTTAGCAAAGGAAAAGGGAGATTATTTTATTCTTGATCCAGATGATTGGATAAAAGCTGAAGATTTAGGAGAAATTATGGCTGTAGTTCATAGTCACCCTAATCATCCTCCTATACCTAGTCAGGCTGATCTTGCTAGTTGTGAATATTTAGATTTACCTTTTTACATCGTTACTCCAGAAACAAAAGAGTGGCATTATTTTGAGCCTTCTGGTTATAAAAAATTATTAATAGGTAGAGAGTGGGTATGGGATGTTCAAGATTGTTGGAGTTTGATTACTGATTGGTTTAAAGAAAAGAAAAATATTCAAATAAAACATTGGAAACGACCTAAGAGTCCACAGGTATTTAGTAAATCTCCACTATTTGAATATGCTTTACCTAAATTAGGTTTTATAGAAATTGATGATAAGGTTGAAACAAAAATTGGTGATGTTTTCATAATGGATACAGGATCAGGAACTTTAGATCATGCTGCTGTTTACATCGGAGATCAAACTATTCTTCATCATTGTGTGAAAAGACTTAGCTGTAGAGAAACTTATGACCAAAAATGGATAGAATACACAAAGAAGAGATACCGTTATGCTCAGTAAGATTAAAGTTTACGGAAGATTAGCTCGTTTTCTTGGTGAGCGTACTTTTGAAGCTGAAATCACCTCTACATTAGATGCCATAAAATTTTTGTTAGCGAATTTTCCTGAATTAGAAAAGCACATGATTGAGCAAAACTATTGTATAAAAGTAGGTACAAATGAGATTGATGAGACAGAGCTTTTAAATCCTATAGGAAAACAAGAAATTAAAATTGTACCTGTTATACAAGGAGCTATTGGAAATGGAGGTTTAGGTCGTTTTTTAACAGGAGTTGCCTTGATTGGACTGACACTTGCAACAGGTGGCTCAACAGTAGGATTTCAAGCTTTAAGTTTTGGGCTGAAAGAAGGAGCGGTTGCTAGTTTTGGTGCTTCTGCTCTTGCAGCGGCAGGAAACCTTGGTATTTATTTAGCTTTATCAGGAGTATCACAAATGATTACTCCAGTACCAAAACCTCCTGGAGTATCTGAAGATCCAAGTCAAAATTTTAATTTCAGTGGTATTCAAAATACATCAAGAGCAGGAACAGCTATACCTATAATTTATGGAGAAATTTTTGCTGGTTCACTAGTAGTATCCGCAGGAATTGATACAGTACAAATAAAAGGAACAGCTTAATGTCTATTGTTAATCGTTCAGAAAAGGATGTAATCGTAGACTCTTCATTACCTCCAGAAAGTCTTTCAAGTAAACAATTCGCTACAATTGTAGATGTTTTAAGTGAAGGAGAAATTGAGGGGTTTCCATCTGCGTCTAGTTTTACTAAAGGTACTGCGAATTACAATAAAGCTGCATTAAAAGATGTATTTCTTGGAAAGACACCAGTATTGAGAGCTACTGCTAATCCAACTAACACTCAAGCAACAGATTTTAATTTTCAGAATGTAGAATTTGAACCGCGTTTTGGAACGTCTAATCAAACATTTATACCTGGAATTAAAAATATAGAAACTGAACGTAATGTAAACGTAAAAGTTGTACAGGACACACCAGTTTCAAGACAGGTAACTAATTCACTTGTAAATGCTTTAAGAGTAACTATTCAATTTAATTCTTTACAAAAATTTGAAGACAATGGAGATGTAAATGGAACAGAAGTAAGACTTAGGATTTTAATTATAGATAATACCAATAATATAAAAATACCAATTGATGAGACTGTTAAAGGCAGAACGTCTTCTACATATAATCGTGATTATAGAGTGGATTTATCAAGTTCACTTGTTTTTCCTTTGACAGTAAGAGTTGAAAGGGTTACAGATGATGCTGAAGATCCAAACAGATTAAGAAATGAGTTCTTATTTAAATCTTTCACTGAAATAATTGACGAACAAAGACCATACCCTGATATCGCACATGCAGCTTTAAGATTTGATTCAGAACAGTTTTCATCTGTTCCAAATCGAATGTTCAGAGTAAGAGGAGTTAAGATAAAAATTCCTCATAATGGGACTGTAGATCCCACTACTGGTCGAATAATTTATACAGGTATTTTTAATGGAACACTTACTACAACAACACATTGGACGAGTGATCCAGCTTGGGTCTTGTTTGATCTTCTTACAAATTCTAGGTACGGATTAGGTGATCATATAACTGAAGCTCAACTTGATAAATTTGCTTTTTATAGTGCTTCTGTTTACTCTTCTGAATTAGTAGATGATGGGCTTGGAGGTAAAGAACCTAGATTTAGCTGTAATACAATACTGCAAAAAAGAGAAGATGCTTATACAACAGTAAATGCATTGTCTTCGATAATGAGAACAATGCCTTTTTGGAGTGCAGGATCTTTAACAATTTCACAAGATCGACCTACTGATCCAAGCTATCTTTTTAATTTATCGAATGTGACAGAAGAAGGTTTTACATATTCTGGTACAAGCTTAAAAACAAGATCAACAGTAGTATCTGTATCTTATTTTGATATGGATAATCAAGAATTAGATTTTGAGACTGTAGAAGATTCTACTGCTCGTGCAAAATATGGTGTAATTCATAAAAAAGTTACGGGTTTCGGATGTACTTCAAGAGGACAGGCATCAAGATTAGCTAAATTTATATTATTTGAAGAACAAAATTCTACAGAAACTATTAATTTTATTACTAGTTTATCTGAAGGAGTGATTGTAAGGCCAGGTCAGGTAATAGAAGTCAGTGATCCTGTCAGGGCGGGTGTTAGAAGGGGAGGAAGAATTAAATCAGCAACAGTAACTTCAGTAACAGTAGATGATGTAGGGTCTACAGATTTAGATACAAGTAATAATCCAAAATTAAGTGTTATTTTATCTGACGGTTCCGTTGAGACAAAAGATGTTAGTTCTATTAATGGTGCTGTAATTACTGTTAATGGTGCTTTTTCTTCTGCTCCAAATTCAAATAGTGTTTGGATATTACAGAACAGCACTTTAGAAACAACACAATGGAGAGTAATTAGTGTAAACGAAGATCAAAATAATTATGCGATTACAGGTATAGCTTACAATCCAGGAAAGTTTGATTTCGTAGAAGATGGAACGCCTTTACCTCCAAGAAATGTTACTCTGTTAACCTCTATCAAAGATAGTCCAAGTAATTTAGACGCTTTTGAACAATTTTATATAGAAAATGAGCAAGCAAAAGTAAAGATTATTTTAGATTGGGAAGCTGTTCCTGGAGTAAACCAGTATAGACTTCAATATAGAAAAGATAATGGTAATTTTACTTCAATAACTGTTAACAGAACTGATTTTGAGATTTTTGATACAAGTGAAGGGTTATATGAATTTAGAGTATTTAGTATAAATGCAGCTTTAGAAACCTCAAGCACACCTGCGACTAAAATATTAAACGCTGTAGGTAAGTCGGCAATACCTTCTGATCCTACAAATATTACAGTTGAACCAATATCTGAAGATTTTGTAAGATTAAAATTTACTCCTTCGACTGATATTGATGTTGTACATGGAGGTACAGTTGTTATAAGACATACTCCT